CGCCTGGACGAAGGCGATAAAGTTCGGCCCCCTCGAGTTGTAGAACTGAGGGAACTGGTTCCTGATGAACGGGGATACGTAGCTCTGGACTGGAAACTTCACTCAGTACACCGCGTTCATCGTCACTGATACGTCGGCGAGGTCGATCAGTATGACCTGCTCGTTCTTAACGCTGAAGTCCGGAGCCGCCGTGTCCATGTAGATCGATATGTACGGGCCGTACGACGAGGTCACGAGCCCGTTGATCGAGACCTGGCCGGTGTCGTAGTCGACGGTCCCGACGTCGGCGCTGAGTATCGACACGATGTTGTTGATCGTCGTCATCACGACGAGCGTGCCCGTCGAGTTGTCGTCCCTGATCACGCTGAGCGGGTACGACGCGCCGTTGCTGGACACGTACGTGAACTGAGAGGTCCACACGACGGGGCGCCCCGAGAGGGGCTGGAGCGGGTAGACCTGGTCCCTCGTGTCGTCTGAGTCGGTCGTGACGTTCTTCGTCGCGTTGTTGAAGTTAATCACGAACGACTGCGGGACGTTGGCGATCGGCGTCACCCTGGAGATCATGAAGACCTCGGTGTCGTTCGACAGGAAGCTGGAGTCCACGGCGTCGATCGCGGTGCAGAACGGGGTGTAGTAGAAGTGCGAGTTGAACGTGCCGAGGTTCGTGTTGCTGTAGGCGAGGATCTCGTCGACGATCTCCGACTGCAGGGTGGTGGACGGGGAGCTCGTCTGCGTCGGGTCGTAGGACACCGTCGACGAGACCGCGCAGTAGAAGTACGTTGGGTCAGTCAGCACCACGCGCCCCGGCGCGACGATCAGGGGGAGCAGGTAGGTGCTGATCTCGTTCTTGAGCGTGCTGGACGCGATCGTGCCAGTGGTCGGCTTCAGCGCGACCGCGGTGACGCCGTACTGCGGCGGGCTCAGCTGCTCGCCGCCGTAGGCCGTGCAGTCCTCGATCACGCCGCCGAACTCGGCCAGGACCAGGGCGGAGTAGTCGCCGGTCGAGACGGCCCTCTCCTGCGTCGCGTAGTACCTGGGCGCCGTGAACCTGATCGACTCTATCGATTCCTGCAGCTGGCCGGCCGACGAGTTCGCGACTGAAACTATCGGCGAGAGGTTCGCGATCCCCCCGTTGAACGCGCCGAGGTCCATCGTGCAGGTGAAGCTGGACACGCCGTCGGAGGCCGGCCCGCTGGCGACCCTGTACTGGCACGTCACAATCGCGCCGTTCTGCGGCACGCGCCCGAAGAGGCCGTCGCCGAAGATGATCTCGTACTGCGTGTTCTCCGCGGCCTGGACGAAGAAGACCGTCGAGTTCGGCTGGAGGCCGAACAGCGTCGACGCCACCTTCCACGTCTCGACGCTGGCCCCGTTGTTCTCCGAGACCGTAACGATCAGGCTGCTGAGGTCGACGTTCTGGTTCGTCATCAGGAACGTCATGCAGCTGTTGGGGATCGCGTTCGACGTGTTGACGACGAAGGTGTCTCGCTTGTAGGTGCCCTCGTAGATCGCCAGGTTGGAGACCGCGTACGTGCCGTTGGTCGACGTAAAAGTCTGGGTCTGGTTCGTCGTGAAGGTGTAGCTGCCGTTCGAGTTCTTACCGGAGAACGTCGTCGCGAACGGGACGGTGAAGGGGTTCGTGATGCCCGTCGTGTTGGCCGTGAAGCTGATGACCGCCTCCGACGAGACCGCGCTCCTCGGGAGGTAGTTGAGCTCCTTCGCGTGCGACACGACGGAATCCAGCTTCTGCGCCGAGTCGAGGAACATCTCCGAGAACGTCATGTTCAGGTAGAACCCGTTCATGAAGGTGTTGTAGCTCAACAGGTCGATCAGCTGGTTCGTCGCCGAGTCGTTGAAGCTGTAGTCCTTGAACACGGAGTTGCTCTGCATCCAGCTGATGAACTGCTGCTTGAGCGTGTCGAAGTCTAGGGAAGTGAGCGTCAGGGAGCTGTTGGCCATCCTACCTTACCCTCTGGATGAACAGGTTCATCGTGACCGGAGCCGCGATGTTCACGATGCTGAACGTTATCGTCACGCTCATCGCGTCGTCGTCGTCGGTCGCGATGATCTGGAGGTTCTGAATAGTCACGCGCGGCTCGAAGGACCTGGCGCTGTTGATGATGTTGCTGGTGATGTCCTCGACGGTAAACGGCGTGAAGTTCTCGAACAGGGAGCCGGTCACGCCGGACCCGTAGTACGGGTTGAACAGCCTCTCGCCGGGGTTCGTCAGGATCAGGTTCATGAGGCCCTGCTTGATCGAGTCCTGGTTCTTCAGCAGGACGAGCTGGTTCGTGACCGGGTTCTTCGTGAAGTTATCCGTGAAGTCGCTGTAGGTCTCTATGGTCCTCGTGGCCTGCGTGATGTAGTCGGCCCTGGTGAGCGCTGCCACTTAGGCTCCTATGACGAGGTAGTAGACCCCGCTGATGCCGACGTTGCTGACGCCGCTGCCGTTGTACGACTGGACGACCATCCCCGCCGCGGAGACCGAGCTGACCCACGCGAACGCGATGCTGGCCGGAGCCAGGGGCGTCAGCGTGACCGAGAACGCGTTCGTGACGTACGCGTTGCTGAACGACACGACGTTGGTGCCGGTGGAGTTCGTCACGACGAACCCCCAGTTCACCTTGAGGCCTCCGACCAGGCTGCAGTACCCCGTCGCGGCGTTGCTGTAGTTGAACGACGACGTGTTTATGGTGCAGTTGGACGTGCTGTTGCTGAGCTGAAGCGTGCTGTTGTTATGGACGGAGCTGATCGTCGAGTTGCCGAGCGACAGCGTCGTGGCGTTGACGGTCGCGGTGCCGATCGTCGTGCCCCCCAGCACCGAGACCGCCGAGGAGTTGTGGACCGAGTTAGCGATCGAATTGCCGAGCACCACGCTGTTGACGCCGATCGCTAGGTTACCGGTCGTCCCGGAGCCAGTCATGTTGATCGCCGACAGGGAGATCTGCGTGTTCTGCGTGGAGTTGCCGACGGCGATCACGGTCGTGTTGACCTGGAGGTTGCCCCCGACGTTCGCGCTGGTGGCGATGAAGAGCGTGGCCGCGTTGATCTGGCCGACGACGTTGAGCGCCGCGGCGTTGACCAGCGTCGAGTTGGCGGTGAACTGCCCGTTGATGGAGAACGCGGACGAGTTGTGTATCGCGTTGCTGATCGAGTTGCCGAGCGACAGCGTCGTGGCGCTGAGCACGGCGTTACCGATGATCGTCGTGCTGTTTATGACGACGGCCGTCGTGTTTACCTGTAGGCTTCCTCCGACGTTGGCGGTGGTGGTGACGAATAGCGTGGCGGCGTTGGCCTGGTTAACTACGTTCAGGGCGACGGCGTTGACGAGCGTGGAGTTCGCCGTGAGGGCCGTTCCGACGTTCGCGCTTGTCGTGACGAAGAGCGTGGCGGTGTTGGTCTGCCCCACGACGTTCAGAGCGACGGCGTTGACGAGGATCGAGTTGGCGGTGAAGGCCGTCCCGACGTTGGCGCTCGTGGTGACGAAGAGCGTAGCCGCATTGGCCTGGCCGACGACGTTGATCGCCGCGGCGTTGATGAGCGTGCCGTTGGCCGTGACCCCGGAGCCTATCGTTACGGTGTTTCCGATAGCCAGGGTGTTGGTCGTCTTCGTGAACGTGAAGCCCGCGGTGCCGTTGAACGACGTGGAATCGTTAAACTGGACCTGGGTGTTGGCGCCGCCCGGGGTGCCGCTCGCTGCGGCCGCCCAGTAGTCGTTCGTGGTCCCGCCGCCGGAGTGCAGGATCTGTCCCGCGGCGTTGGTTCCGTTGGCTACTATCGTGTTGACCGAGATCACCGCGGCGCCCAGGGTGTTGGCGACGGTGACTGTATTGGTCGTCTTGTTGAACGTGAAACCGGCCGTGCCGTTGAGGACGGCACCGGTGTCGTAGAACTGGATGTCGGTGTTGGCGCCGCCGGGGTTCCCCCCGCTCGCTGCGGCCGCCCAGTAGTCGTTAGTTGTCCCGCCCCCAGACGTCAGGACCTGTCCGGCTGTGTTGGTGCCGTTGGCGACCAGCGTGCCGACTTT